TCGACCCGTCAAAGCTATTGATCACCGAAAAGGCAAGGTTCAACCATGTTTCTTTGTGGTGTTGCCCGTATCGATCCGATTGATAGCCGGTTGAGTCACGCAATTGTCTGATTGGTTCAGCCGCATTTGGAAACGTATAAGTGAATTTGCAAAAGGCCCCGTTTCCGCTTGTGTGTTCCTCCAGCTCAATCCCCTTCAAATATTCCGAAGGCAAGGTTTGCTCTAAGCTTTGGACCATTTGATCTTGAAGGGCCGCATTTTGAACAATGCCATACCGGCTTCCGGTACGACCCAAAGCTTGGCCGGTGTCCGTCCGGTAAATGATCTTTGCGATGTGATCCGGTACGGCCTGTAAATCGTCAAGGGACGGGTTGGGATTGGTGCAACCGGCTTTCTGGACGTAGGCCGTTGTATGCTTTGCTTCAAAATCGCATTTTTCCAATGCTGGAAAGATTGCGCCGGTTGCTTGATTGAAAGAAAGAACATTTGATTGATAACCCATGATTGACTCCATTGTTTAAGGGTTTCGGTTTCGGTGTAAACACACCTAGAAACGGCCCACATAGGGCCGCTTTCCGTTGTGTTCATTTGTTGAAATGCTCAAAGATTGACGCCAGCAATCCGGCAATGATCAAGATCGACAGAAGAAAGATTGCAAGGCCCATTATGTCTGTTCCTTTACTTGTCCCTTTTCGACTTGATAAGTCAGGGTTTGCTTTGCGGTGTGTAAAAGCTTTGTTATCTCACCGGTTTTTGTACAAGCCAAATCTAAAGACCGGCTTTCCCAGTCTCCGGTTTCGTGAATTGCTTGCTCTAGTAAAATGCACAATTGCTTAGCCTTTTGGATTTGCTCAAGGATTTTGTCGGGGTTTGGTTTTGTCATTTCAAGACTCCGTTGTAACGATAAAGGCCCAAGCAATCGAAACCGCAAAGAACAAGGAAAAGACCAAAACCCCAAACAATGTGGAAAAGATCCAAGGGGCAAAGAACAAGGCCAAAACGATCGAAACCAAAACGCACAACCAAGCGAGAAATGAAAATAAATTGAACATGTGAAGACTCCTCTTTTGCTTCTGAAAAAGACAATCGAAAACCGATTGCCCATTGCAAAAGCGTATGACCCCGAAACCAGAAAAAGCCGTTCACGGTGGATTGTCTAAGAAACCCTCAAATCCTACCGGATGGCCCTGCCTACTAGCAGCCCGATTCAGTTATGCGTGGGCGAATCGTCCCCGAACCAGCACAAAGGCCGGTGAGGAACCAAAGACTCAATTTCGACCCGTTGTCAATCAATACTTAAACGGACAAACCAAACCGACCGAAAACCGACCGGAAAAGGGGCCGATTTTTTCTCTTTATATATAGGGGCCATTTGAAGCCCTTTTTTCAGGGTTCAAAACCAAATCGAAACCGGCCCTTTTTGGTCGATCGATCAAGCGGCCCAAAACCGGCAATTTTCGACCGGCCAAACCGACCCCGAAAAACGGCCAAAATCGGGTCATATTCCAAAAATTGAATATGGGCTATTTTGAGGCGTGAGAGGGGTGAATCACTATTCAAGGTAGGGGTCATAGGCTCAGGGCCTTTCGGCACTGTACGGGCCTTATATCGAGTGTGAGGCCCTATGCGATTCCCGAAAATGGCCTTCAAAACAGGTTAGTTTTTAGTACACAAGACCAAAAATTATATCTTGAAGTATAGGTTTTGAGCAAAAGAACCGGTCGGATAGGTTGACAGGGCAATTTTGGATATAGAATCGGGATGAGTCAACGTGACTCATGTTTTCGACCGGTCGGGGTCGATAGGGTCGAATTGACTCCAAAGCCTGACTCTTTTGGTCGATTGAATAACAAGACCGATTGAAAGAGTCAGGTTTAAATTGGGGTCGATTGACCAAGAGTCAGAAGATCGACCAAGGTTTAATAAAATGAACAAGAGTCAAACAATTGACCAAGAGTCAGGGAATTGGCCGAAAGATAATAAATTGACCAAGAGTCGGAAAACCGGCCAAGGGTCAAAAGATCGACCAAGAGTCAGAAATGATTCGGGGCCGTTATATAAGCCGCAACGATTCGGCAAGCAAAAAAGGGAGTCAAAGATAAAAGAAAAACGAATCATAGTAAAAAAATCACACTATCCAAAATACCTTGTCAACTATACTTTTGAGATATTGACGGCATTTTTGGATCTATCCGAATCGGTAGTTTAGAACGAATCAGGAACGAATCGTGAATCTGGAACGAATCGGCAACGAATCATGAACGGGGAACGAATCGTGAACGAATCAGGAACGAAGAACGAATCAGGAACATCGGGGCCTCCGGTGGAAAATGACCTCCAGTGGAAAATGACCTCCGGTGGAAATTGGCCTCCGGTGGAAAATGACTGGCCTCCGTGGGAATTTAGTACCCCACCGGTGGAAAATGATCGAGGGGCTACGGTCTGAACTAAATATTCTACGGTCTGAACTAAATTAGTGGTTGACTCTACCCAGCGAATCGGAATAGCAATTTCACATCAGCAAGAGGAGAATAAAATGCTTGATGAAAGATTAGTAACCAATATCTGTGCAACAGGTAAGTTTGTCACTGTTACTTTCTTGACCAAGAATGGTGAAGAACGGACGTACAACGGTCGCTTCAATGTAAAGAAGTACCTCAAGGGTACAGAGAAGTCAGAGACTGTTTCCCGTATGCTCCGTAAGAACAACCTCATCCCCATCTGGGTTGACAAAGATACTGTCAAATCCTTCAAGCCTGATCGTGTGCTTGAGATGGTGTCAGAGGGACGGCGTTACTGTGGTCTAAGTCGCCTGTAATGGAAAATGATCTGGAAAAGTTTATGGAAGAGATCGGGGTCATTGTACCCCGTTCTTTTTTAGAAGAGGTTGAGGATAAACCACAGCCTAGAGTTTTTGAGTTTAACATGCCTGAACTAGATGAGAATGGAGAACCACCGTGGTAAATCAAATAATGGTAACATACAGACGCCACATGGGTGATGACTTGGATGTAGTTGACGCCGCACGAGTAAGCTTCGGTAAGAAGAGTGAGTGGGATTATGAGGAGTCAGATGCTTACAGCTTTAAGCAACACCTTAAAAAGAAAGATGAAAAACTTATCAAATGGCTTGGTAAACACAAGCACATCAGCCCCTTTGGACATTGTTTTGCATCCTTTCATGTTAAGGCTCCAGTCTTTGTAGCTAGACAGCTAGTCAAGCATAAGTTCCTACGATGGAATGAGATTAGTCGTAGATATGTGGACAGTGAGCCTGAGTTCTACGAACCCAAGACATGGCGTGGACGTAGTGCTGATAAGAAGCAGGGGTCAGAGGGTGTGATTGAGAATGTAATGACAGCAATTATATCAGGTGAAGAATACGGTGAATTAAATTGGATTGACTACAAGTATGTTGCAAAAACCACGTATCACGAATTAATATGTCAAGGTGTATGCCCAGAGCAAGCACGTATGGTACTTCCACAGTCTATGATGACTGAGTGGATATGGTCAGGTAGCTTAGATGCCTTTGCCGATATGTGTAAGCTTCGCTGTGCGCCTGACACACAAGCTGAGACAGCAGAGGTAGCGTGGGAAATTGACCGTAAGATGGTAGATCTGTTTCCTGTGTCGTGGAAAGCATTAAGAGGAGAAAACTGATGTTCCAAGAGTGTGAAAACCTAATTAAAGAATATGGTAATCTTTCCCATAAGGATAATGCGATTTCTATCATGGCTGAGAAGTATGGGAAGAGCGAAAAGGTTATGTGGCAGTTCTTAGTTTCAGTCAGACGCTTCTTGGATAATAGTGGATAAAAGGGCAGTATGATGAATAAACAGATGAGTGAAGTTAAAGTAACTGATATAGAAGAGCATGAAGATGGTAGTGCTACACTACAAGTAGAGTGTGACCCTGAGACATTCATGGCTATCTTTGACGTAGGTTTTGTGACTTTAGTAAAGAGGGGTCTGGAAAGTGAGAAGTGGAAGACCTGTGTGAGTTGTGGGGGTCCAGCGAAAAATGAAACCTGTGGCTTCTGTTTGGAAGAAGAGTGATGTTGTTTTACACTGTCCTTGTATTGAGCTACACACTCAATGGAGACTACCTTCAATCGAAGGTGGTCTTTCCTAGTTCTAAGGCTTGTGGTGATGCTTTACCTGTCTTCTACGAGCCTATTTACGCCATTGATAGGAATGCTATCGGTCAGTGCTTAAAGACTGACTCCTTGTCTAATTCAATAAAACCTAAAGCAAGACCAAAGTTTCTGCTTGACAAGACCTAACCGAATCAGATTAAACCAGTATAATCCCTATACTAAAGTACGAAACTAAAGATAAAAAAGAAAACAGTAGATAAAGGAACTATTGTATATGTCTTGGAGAAGTCACGTTAAATGTCCTTATTCTGATTGTGGTTCGTCAGATGCTTTCTCTTACAATACGGAGAGCAAAGCTGGTAAGTGTCACAGTTGTGAAAGGAAGTACCCTGCTGAAAAGGGTTACGAAAGTTGGGCTTTAGAAGAATACCCAATCAACCAAAGAGGAGAAGTTATGATGTTGTCAGCCCGTACCGAAGAAGAGGTATTCGAGGGGTGCAGGGGAATTACGTTAGAGACTATGAAGTTCTTTAATGTGTCAACTGTACTTGATCGATCCAGTAAACCAATCAAGCATGTTTACCCTTATCCTTCTGGTGGTCGTAAGATCCGTGTCCTACCAAAGGAAGGTTTCTTTCTTGAAGGTATGAAGACAGATGAGTTCTTTGGTCAGAACCTATGGAATACTGGAACAGGTAAGATTGTCACTATCTGTGAAGGTGAGCTTGATGCTATGTCTGCTTACCAGATGTGTAACAACCCTAAATTTCCTTGTCCCTTTATTTCTCTGCCGTCAGCCACACCGTCACGTAAGCTTTGGGAGAAGACTAGAGAGTACCTTAATGGTTTTGATAAGATCATCTTGTCAGTTGACAGTGATGAAGCCGGTAATGCTGTTGCCCATAAGATTGCAAAGATGTTCCCTAACAAAGTCTATCGTGTCATCCATGACAAGTACAAGGACGCTAATGACTTTCTTCAAGCAGGGGCTGCGAAGGAATTTGTCAATGCTTGGTGGGGAGCTAGGAAGTTCACCCCTGACAATGTTTTAAACACCACCAGTCAGTTCCTCAATCTGTACAACAAAGCGGAAGAGCATGTGTATGTGCAGACAGGTATTCCTGACTTTGATGACTTAGCTTTAGGTTTAATGCAGGGTCACTTTACTGTCTTCAAGGCCAAGACAGGAATAGGTAAGACAGAGTTTATGCGTTATCTTCAATATCGCATTCTGTCAGAATATCCTGATGTCCCTATTGCCATTTGGCATCTGGAAGAGACAAAGCTTAGAAGTCTGTTGGGTCTGTGCAGCTATGAGCTACAAGCGAATGTGACAAGGAAAGACCTTATTGTTGACAACGGCTACGACGAAATTGTGCAAGAGGCTATCGCTAAGATAACCAAAGATGAGATGCTGTTTCAGTTTTATTTAAACGATGAAGACGATCCTCTTTTACTGCTGGATCAGATCCGTTATCTGTCACAAGCCTGTGGTTGCAAGTACATCATGTTTGAACCGATACAGGATGTAGCAGCCAGCAAGAACGGTGATGAAAGCAAGGAGACATTCTTAGCTGATATGGCTATACGGTTGTCAAAGCTTGCTGCTGAATTGAATGTTGGTTTGATTACGATAGCTCATACAAATGACGATGGTGCTGTCAAGTATTGTAAGATGATCGAACAACGTGCTAGTGTCGTTGTAGAGCTTCAGAGAGACAATATGGCAGAGGATGAGGATGATCGTAACACCACACGGCTTTACATCACTAAGAACCGCCCCACAGGGGCCACAGGCTATGCCGGTGAGATGTCATTCAGTCCTGATAGCTTTACCTTAAGGAATAAGTGGACAACATGAAGATAGTTGCTTGCGATATAGAAACGGACAGCCTAAATCCAAAACATATTTATGTTGTCTGTGCTAAAGATCTTGAGACAGGTAAACTGTACAAGTTTATTAATTTGGACAAGGATGTATCAGAGAAGGTTCGCTTCAATGACTTTGCTGCTTCTGTTGGAACTTGGGTTTTCCATAATGGTCTTGGTTTCGATGTTCCTGTTATTAATAAGTTTATGGGATCAGGCACAATCAAGCCCTGTGATGTTGTTGATACTCTCGTTGTTTCCCGCCTTATTGACTATAACATTCTTAACGGTCACTCACTGAAAGCGTGGGGTATCCGACTAGGTTTACACAAGGGAGACTTCACAGATTTTGCTGGTGGGTTGTCTGATGAAATGGTTGAGTACTGCTTCAACGATGTTGAGGTAACTGCTAAAGTTTACAACAAGTTCAAATCAGAGATAGAAGACCCTCAGTGGAAATTAGCAATGCGTACTGAGCATGACATTGCATCGACCTGCGAGGAAATGACAGGTATCGGATTTAAGTTTGATCGGACAACTGCTCAAGAAATGTTATCTGAGATGGAAATGCGGATGTCAGAACTTGAGAAAGAGTTCCAAAAGATCTGGCCCCCTAAGCTTGTCGAAGTCAATAGACTGAAGTACCGTGAGAAGACGGATGGTACTCTGTTTGGTACTGTTAAGAATGCTTTGGCTAAGTATCCGAAGTGTGAAAGACAAGGAGAAGAGCTTGTTTGTTTTGACTACAAGACCTTTGAACCGTCTAGTCCAAAACAACGCATAGAAAGACTATGGGAAGCTGGCTGGGAGCCTGTCGAGAAAACAAAGGGGCATATGGAATATGAAAGACAAAGGTGAACACTACAAGACCTACGGGTGGACCTGTAGCGAAACTAACCTTAACACACTACCTGACACGGCCCCAGAGGGCGCACACAAGCTGTCAGAATGGTTGACCTTACAGGGACGTAGAACAAGCCTTGTAGAGTGGCTAGGACAGTGTAAGGACGATGGTCGTATTCATGGTCGTTTTATGCACATTGGTGCATGGACAGGCCGTATGTCACATCAAGCACCCAATCAGGCAAACATACCTTCTGCCTTCTACGGTGATCCTAAGACTGCGGTGGAAAGTGTGAAGCACAGGTATGATGGCCCTATGAGGAAATTATGGTGTGTGGATGAGGGTAATTATCTAGTCGGTACAGATGCGGAAGGCATTCAACTTAGGATCTTGGCTCACCTTATGCAGTCTAAGTCTTATGTCGATGCTATTGTCACCGGCAAGAAAGAAGATGAAACTGACATACATAACGTGAATAGAAGAGCTTTAGGTATTCCGCATGTAACACGAGACATGGCTAAAACCTTTATCTATGCTTTTCTCTTAGGTGCAGGTATCCCTAAGATAGCAAGCATCTTAAAGGTTAATCGGACACAGGCTAAAGAGGCTGTTGATAACTTTCTGGAATCTATCGACGGACTTAAAGAATTAAAGAAAAAGAAGATCCCACATATTGCCAGAAGAGGCTACTTTACTGGTCTTGATGGACGTAAGGTAAAGGTTCCCAGTGAACACAAAACACTAGCCGGTATGCTTCAAAACGGTGAGAGTGTTGTCGTTAAACATTGGGTGCTAGAGTGGAAAACGGCAGCGGAGAAGGAAGGCTTAGACTTCAAGCTGATCGATATTGTACACGATGAGGTGCAGGTCGAAGTACCTTCGATGGAAATAGCTGAAAGGTTGATTAAGATACAAAAGGAGAGTATGAACAGAGTTAGAGATAAGCTTGATGTCTTTTGTCCGTTGGCAGTTTCGTCAGATATTGGAAGGAACTGGTATGAGACACATTGACGCATTGCTTAGTTGTAATATTTATGATATAAGACAGATTCCAAAAGGAGAATCACTATGAGTAAAACAGTGTACAAAACGTATGATGGAACATCCATGTACGCACAGGTCTTTGAACGTAACCGTGACATGGGTAGCGAAGCTTACCCCTTAACTGACGTTGACGGTCAGTATAAAATTCAACTTATCTTTGATGAAGACACAAAGAAGAAGATGATTGCTGACGGTATTCCAGATGTTATCTTGGGAAATCAAATGTTCAAAGAAACAGAAGATGGTTTGTATGGTTACACATTTAAGCGCACACATCTTCACAAGAGGTTCACCAATGACGATGGTACACCTCAAGTAAATGGACCACCCAATGTCGTTGATTGGAAGGCATCACAAGAAAACAAAGTTGCAGTGCCTTGGGACGTTGAACAAAACATCTGGAACGGTTCTCAAGTTAAGGTAAAGGTTTCGATCTACAAAGGTCGGGTCAATATCGTAACATTGGAAAGCGTTGGTGTTGTGGAAGCAGCCGAAGCCCCTGAACGTGACGAGGCTTTGGTCTGGTAGATGGGAAAGCTTACTCTTAAGTACGAAACTACTATAGAGGAAGATGGTAGGGATCACTCAGTGACCTTTACAGAGAAAGGAGTGGAGACGATGGAAGATTGTCTCCTCTTCCTTGACGAAGCTGTAAACGGATGTGGTTGGTCTTACTTGGCTTATTTAATTGCAGTATATGACACTGGAGAAGAAGTATGCCATCCATCGAATCTCTTGTAGCAGACATAAACCATGTCCTTCAAACAGGTGAGGGATATACAGAAGAAGTAGCGGAATGGGTAGCGGAAGATGTCCGTAAATCTCTTCTTCGTCAAATGAAGAAAAGAGAAGACAAAGGATCTCTTCGTCTTTCTGGTCTTGGAACAAAGTGTGAACGTAAGCTTTGGTACACTGTCAACAAATCAACCCACCGTGAGAAATTGACATCCTCTACTCTCAACAAGTTTATCTTTGGTGACCTTACTGAAAGCCACATAATTGGTTTGTGTATGGCTGCTGGACACAAAGTCGAAGGGATGCAAGATCAACTAAACGTAGAGGGTGTCTTAGGTCATCGTGACTGCGTTATCGATGGTATGTTGATTGATGTTAAGTCTGCTTCCAGCTTCAGTTTCAGGAAGTTCAAGGAAGGTAAGCTGAGAGAAGAAGATCCCTTTGGCTACATCAGTCAACTGTCTTCCTACCTTTACGGGAGCCAAGATGATCCTCTTGTCACAGAAAAGAATAAGGCTGGTTTCTTAGCCTTTGACAAACAGTTTGGTCATATAGCTCTGGATATCTACGATCTATCTTCAGAAGTTAAGACCAAGAAGGCTGAAGTGGAAAACTGCAAGTCTGTCGTAAAGATGAGCAAACCCCCT